ACCCCCCCACCCCCTATATAAAAAATCTCGGCAACACCTGTAAAAACTTATACACACCCCTATAAAAAAAGCCCCGCAACTTAGTACGGGGCAAACTTCTGAAGGAGGAGCCAAACCATGTCTGTTGCCACACAGACGCAATCGAGTATACACTGTTCATAAATGGGAGCACAGTCTCATGTTTGAGGATCTGATTTCGTTTTCTCCGGAGCCGGAAGCGGTTGAAGATTTTGTTCCGCTCAAAAAGGCCACGCCCTCTAATATATTAGAGGCGCAGGTTGCGACGGCAGATTGGTTAAAAGAGCTGGGGGTTCCCCCAGATGACGCTATTACCGAGCGGCAGGAACAGGCGGCAGCGCGAGAAGCGTTCAACGCCTTGAACTTTAACCCGGACACTGACGCGCAAAAGACTGCGCTGGTTGCAATCAAGACGCCTCCGGCGGTTCAGCAACTTGTCGGGATGCTGACGGCATACGATTGGGAGTTTGTGGAGCGGGCCAAAGAGCTACGTAGCTATACCGTCTCCAAGATTCTCGAGGAAACCACCCATCCAGACGCCCGGATTAGGCTAAAAGCCTTGCAGATGCTGGGTAATGTCACCGAAGTGGCGCTGTTTACTGAGCGCGTGGAGGTGACGAAGAAGGATGTTTCCGAGGAAGAGATCGAAAAGCGGCTGAGAGAAAGGCTGGAGAAGCTCCTGACGCCGATGGACGGAGCACTGATCCTAGAAAAACCTGACGCGCCCGCTATAAACACAGAAGAAACTGATCTTGATGACGAGATCGGTGCGGTAGCTGAGCGTTCGGAGGGAGCGAATGCTTGAGAGTCTAGACGCGACGGCGCTTTCTTCGCTATTAAAATCCCTACCCACGCTGCCGAAAGCAGAGAAACAGGCGCTTCTAGATGAATTAGAAGCCTTGCAGCAAAAGAAAGCCATCAAAGCGGCACGCGACGACTTCCTTCAGTTCTGTGCGCGGCTGTATCCGGACTGGAAAGAGGGTCCGCACCACAGGTTTTTGAAGCCAATCCTGCACGAAGTCCAAGATGGGACGCAAACACGCCTTACAGTCTCCATGCCCCCGCGTTTTGGTAAATCTGAGACCATCGCGTACCTGTTTGTAGCGTGGTATCTCGGGCATAACCCCCACCATCACATCATGATGGTGACGCACACCGCAGCACTTTCCGCCGATTTTGGCCGAAAAGTCCGAAATCTCATCGACAGCCCTGCATATCAGGAGCTTTTCCCGCAGACGCAGGTCTCTAAAGACAAAAGCGCGTCGGATAACTGGACGACAACCGCCGGGGGGAAGTATTTAGCGATTGGTATCGGTGCAAACGTCGCAGGTCACGGTGCACATCTGCTGATTGCCGATGACTTGGTGTCAGAACAAGCCGTTCTTGCCAATCCGGACAGTGCGTTTGCTACCGCTTGGGAATACATGCAGGTCGGTCCCTTGCAGCGCCTGATGCCCGGGGGACGGATTGTGATGATCGGTACGCGCTGGGGTAAAAAAGACCCGATTGGTCGAGCGCTTCAGTGGGCGGTGGAGAATCCCGAGAGTATCCCTTGGAGAGAAGTGCGCTTTCCGGCGATCCTGCCATCTGGCAGAAGCCTTTGGCCTGAACAATGGCCGGTTGAGCAGTTGCAGGCGAAACGCGCAGGGATGCAGTCCCAGTTCTGGTCGGCGCAGTACATGCAGGATCCGACTTCTGAGGAAGGGGCAATACTCAAGCGCGAGTGGTGGAAGATCTGGGAGAAAGAAGATCCGCCTATGGTGGAGTTCACGCTCCAAGTCTGGGATACCGCGCACGACACCAAAACACATAACGACTACAGCGCCTGCGTGACGATGGGCGTGTTCTTCAACGAAGAGAAAAGCCGTCACGAACTGATTCTACTCAATGCTTTCAAGGCGCGGTTGGAGTTTCCGGACCTGAAAAAGAAGTGCTTGGAGCACTATAAAGAGTGGACCCCGGACTGTTTGTTGATTGAGAAGAAAGCTGCCGGTGCGCCGCTGATTCAGGAGTTGCGGCGGATGGATATGTTTGTTGAGGACTATAGCCCCTCAAGGGGTAAAGCCGGTGTTTCTAATGATAAGCGTGCACGGGTGAACTCTGTTGCCCCGCTTCTTTTCGATGGAGCGGTCTGGGCACCGGATCTGCGGTGGGCGCACGAACTGATTAACGAATGCGCCGAGTTTCCCAACGGCGAGCACGACGATTATGTAGACTGTATAACTATGGCGCTGACGCGCTTTCGTCGCGGTGGATTTATTACCCTGTCTGATGACAGCCGAGATGACCCCCCGGCTTTCCGTAGCCGTCGTGCGGCGTACTACTAGGAATAAACATGGCAACAAACATCGACAAAGCGCTCTATACCACCCCCTCTTTTATCGATCTGGAGGAACAGCAAGACGCGCCGCCTATCGAAATTGAGATCGAAAATCCCGAGTCAGTGACGATTGGGATGGATGGGCTGGAGGTCATGCTCACCCCGGAGAAAGAGACGGCAGAAGACTTCAACGCCAACTTGGCGGAGTACCTGTCCGACGGTGACCTGCAACTGCTGGCATCTGAATTGCTTGGCGACTTTGATGATGACATCTCGTCGCGTAAAGACTGGATGCAGACCTATGTCGACGGGCTTGAGCTTCTTGGGATGAAGATCGAGGAGCGGATGGAGCCTTGGCCGGGGGCGTGTGGGGTGTACCACCCGATGCTGTCTGAGGCGCTGGTGAAGTTCCAGTCCGAGACCATGATGAGTACGTTCCCGGCGAATGGGCCGGTGAAGACCAAGATTATTGGCAAAGAGACGCCAGCCAAGAAAGAATCCGCAGAACGTGTCCAAGAGGACATGAACTACCAGCTTATGGAGAAGATGGTCGAGTACCGGCCTGAGCATGAGCGCATGTTGTGGGGTCTGGGGTTGGCGGGGAATGCGTTCAAGAAGGTCTACTACGACCCCCAAATGGAGCGGCAAGTATCGATCTTCATCCCGGCAGAAGACATTGTGGTGCCGTATGGGGCGTCAAACATCGAGACTTCACCGCGTGTGACTCACGTCATGCGTAAGACCGAGAATGAGCTACGCCGCTTGCAGGTAGCTGGGTTCTATCGAGACGTGGATCTGGGCGAGCCGGTCAATACGCTTGATGAAGTCGAGAAGAAGATTGCCGAGAAGATGGGCTTTCGGGCCACAGCAGACGACCGGTTCAAGCTCCTCGAGATGCAGGTGGATCTGGATCTACCCGGGCATGAGAACGAAGACGGCATCAAACTGCCGTACATCGTCACCCTTGAGAAGAGCACGCAGACCGTCTTGGCTGTGCGTCGGAACTGGGAAGAAAACGACCGGACCTACGCCAAACGTCAGCACATCGTGCATTACGGGTACATCCCCGGCTTTGGCTTCTACTGCTTCGGTTTGATCCACCTGATCGGTGCATACGCCAAGAGTGGTACGTCTATTCTGCGGCAGCTTGTTGATGCCGGTACGTTGAGCAACCTTCCCGGCGGCTTCAAAAGCAAAGGCATGCGCGTCAAAGGCGACGATACGCCGATCTCCCCGGGGGAGTGGCGGGACGTTGATGTGCCTAGCGGGGCCATCCGAGACAACCTTCTTCCGCTTCCATATAAAGAGCCGAGCCAAGTTCTGGCCGGGCTGATGGACAAAATCATTGAGGAAGGTCGCAGGTTTGCAAATACGGCGGACCTCCAGATCAGTGATATGTCCTCGCAGGCTCCCGTGGGAACCACGCTGGCTATTCTTGAGCGTACACTCAAGACGATGTCCGCCGTTCAGGCCCGCATCCATTACTCGATGAAGCAGGAGCTTAAGCTTCTCAAGCACATCATCGCGGCCTATACCCCCGAGGACTACAGCTACGAGCCGGATGTGGGGAGCCGACGGGCGAAAAAGTCGGACTACGATGACATCGATGTGATCCCGGTGTCTGATCCCAACGCCAGCACGATGGCGCAGAAGATTGTGCAGTATCAAGCAGTCTTTCAGCTTGCGCAGGCTTCACCGCAGCTCTACAACATGCCGCTGCTGCACAGACAGATGCTGGACGTACTGGGAATCAAGAATGCGGAAAAGCTGGTGCCAATGGATGAGGACCAGAAGCCGACGGATCCGGTCACGGAGAACCAGAATGTCCTGATGATGAAGCCGGTCAAGGCGTTCATGTACCAAGACCATCAGGCGCACATCATGGTCCACATGTCGGCCATGCAGGATCCGAAGATTCTCCAGTTGTTGCAGAACAATCCGATGGCTCCGCAGCTTCAGGCGGCGATGATGGCGCACATCAATGAGCATCTGGGCTTCGAGTACCGCAAACAGATTGAGCAGCAGTTGGGCCAAGCGCTGCCCCCGCAGAAAGATGAAGCGGGCGAGGATGTGAATATGGATCCGCGTGTCGAGGCCCAGTTGGCCCCGATGTTGGCGCAGGCTGCACAGCGACTGCTGCAACAGAACCAAGCCGAGGTTCAACAACAGCAGGCTCAGCAACAAGCGCAGGATCCGCTGGTACAGATGCAAATGCAGGAACTGCAGATCAAAGCACAGGATCAGCAGCGCAAGGCTGCTAAAGATCAAGTGGACGCCCAGCTTAAAGCTGCACAGATGCAGATTGAGCGGGAGCGGATCATGGCGCAAATGCAGTTGGACGACAAGAAACTGCAGATTGACGCTGCCAAAGCTGCTACGTCCGCTACAAACGACCGGCAACAGCTAATGTCGAAACTCAGTGTCGACGTGCTCAAGCATCTGGATAAACAACGGCAACCCAGCAAAAAAGAGGCGTAAAGGACACGTATGGACGTTTTTGAGATATTGCTCGAACAGACCGACGAAAAGGTCGCACAGCTTAAAGAACACCTGTCAGAGGGTAAAGCTTCAAGCTTCGAGGAATACAAACGGTTGTGTGGGGAGATTCGAGGTCTGCTCCTTGCGCGTGGTTACATCACAGACCTTCAACAAAAAGTGGAGTATTCGGATGAGTGAAATTTTGCTGGCTACAAACCCCAGCAGTCAGAAAGAAGCTGCGGAAGAGAAGGCTCGGCAACTCCCAACCCCGTCGGGTTATCGCATTCTGTGCGCTATCCCCGAAGTGGAGAAAGAGTATGAGAGCGGTCTGATTAAGGCCGACGATACGGTACGAATGGAAGAAACGCTGACGACGGTGCTGTTTGTCGTCGAGATGGGGCCGGATTGCTACAAAGATCCAGCTCGATTTCCGTCCGGACCGTGGTGTAAGAAAGGAGACTTTGTACTGGTTCGCCCGTATGCAGGCTCCCGGTTGGTCATTCACGGACGAGAGTTCCGGCTCATCAACGATGACTCGGTTGAAGGCGTGGTGCTCGATCCACGCGGTATTAAACGCAAGTAGAGGAAGACAAGATGCCTCAGTTTGAACAAGAAGACTTTAAGTTCCCGGACGAAGTCGAAGACAAGAAAGACGCCAAAGCGGCAGATTCTTTGGTCATTGAAGTTGAAGATGACACGCCCGAGGAAGATCGTGGTCGTACGCCGCTTCCCAAACCCCTAGTCGAAGAGCTTGAGAAAGACGAGCTTGAAGACTACGACGAGAAAATCAAAACCAAACTCAAGCAGATGCGGAAGGTTTGGCATGATGAACGTCGGGAAAAGGAAGCCGCGCTACGCGAGCAACAGGAAGCTGTAACGCTGGCACAGCGGCTCTTTGAAGAGAACAAGAAGATTCGAGGTCTTCTTGCTACCGGTGAAAAAGAGTATGTAGCGACCGCCCAGAAAGCTGCCGAGATGGAGCTGGAAGCGGCGAAAAAAGCTTTGCGGCAGGCGCACGAAGAGTTTGACGCCGATAAGATTGTTGAGGCACAGCAGGCGCTGCAGCTTGCCAACCTCAGTATGATGCAGGCGAAGAACTTTAAGCTTGCCCCTTTACAGGAAGAAGAAACTCCTGTACAAACGCAACAAACGGCACAGCCGTCTGCTCCTCGTCCTGATGACCGATTGGTAGCGTGGCAAAAGCGCAATACTTGGTTTGGGACGAATAGAGGGATGACCGCCTATGCTCTCGGACTCCACCAAGAGTTAGAGGATTCAGGCGTCGCGGTTGGGTCTGATGAATACTATTCCGAGTTGGACAAAACACTTCGGAAGCGCTTCCCAGAAGTTTTTGAGGAAGACGATCAACGCCCCGCTCAAAAATCGAGGGCAACGACTGTGGTAGCTCCGGCAACAAGGAGTACGGCTTCTAATAAGGTTAAGCTCAAGACAAGCCAGATTAACCTTGCCAAGAAGTTTGGTCTTACGCCGGAACAATATGCACGGGAAGTTATGAAACTGGAGTCCCAAAATGGCTGAAAATCGTACCCCCCGTGACATCGAAACGCGGGAATCTAAAACTCGCGTTAAACAGTGGCAACAGCCCGAGATGCTTCCCGAGCCGGACAAAATGCCGGGATTTGTGTATCGCTGGATTCGTGTTTCTACTTTGAGTGTGGCTGACCCTCGTAACATTTCCGGCAAGTTCCGGGAAGGTTGGGAAGCGGTGCCGCTCGAAGAGCAGCCCAAATTCAAGCTGTTGGCCGACCCAAATGGTCGCTTTAAGGACCATATCGAAATTGGCGGTTTGCTGCTTTGTAAGACTCCGGCTGAGCTGGTCGCACAGCGTAATGCGTACTATCAGCAGCAGGCGGATCGGCAAGCAGAAGCGGTAGATAACACGCTTATGCGCCAGAGTGACCCGAGGATGCCGCTCTTCAAAGAGCGTAAGTCCACGACCAGCTTTGGTAAAGGCGCTTAATTCAATTTAGGAGTCTAAGATGACTTATCCCACGGTTTCAAAGCCGTACGGTTTCCGGCCCATCAATCTAATTGGTGGTCAGCCGTACGCTGGTAGTACCCGCA